CTGTCTCGAATGTAGAACTCAATCGCTTCGTGAACCTGTGTGCCGTAGCGCGTGGCATCGGTCTCCTGAAACGGATAGTTCTTCAGTACCTTGACTTGCTGGTACTTACGCGCACAGCCCTCGTAGTCTTTCAGAGAACTGTGCGACCACCGGACGATTGCTGGTTTCATAGTTTGGCGGTGTTGATGGCGCGGTTGAGCAGCGTGGAGAACTTGGTCACGAACTGCTCGTTGCGGTAAAGCGGATGGTCCATCTCGTACAAGATGGCGTGGGTCAGCTCATGCCAGAAAGTCTCCTGCATCTTTGAAGATGACACTGGTCGCTCGCGGGCAGTGGTGTGGATGTGGATTACACCGGGCGTGTAATCGATGTAGCCATATGCACGCTTGAAGCGCTGGGGCTTGCCGGTGTGGATGAAGTACTTCTTGCGATTGACGACAACGCTCTTGGGGATCATGTACAGCTCCTACTGTTTAGCCAAACCATATCTACGGTGAACACCAACTTCAGCGGCCAGAGGTATCCCCGGCATGTATGAAGGCTCGAGCGTCATCTGCTCGAGCATCCACTCCAACGCAGATGACGCCTCTGAATCAGGTGCCACCGCAATGCACTCGTCATGAACGGTACCGACCACGGGGTAGCGTTTTGCTATCCGTAGCATCCCGTCCGTCATCACGACCCGGGCGGTTCCTTGCACGACGTTGTTCGTAACCTTGCCTGCGTACAGCTTGGTGGCGTCTGGACCGTATACCCACGATCTCCCACCGTCTGCCGTTTTCTCTATTCGCAGGTTAGGATACCTAATACTCATGCCGTTGGGAAGCACAATCTCTTCCTTCCTGAACATCAGGAACTTGTAGGTGTACTCCTCGCCTTCTGCCAAGCTGCGCTCGATCAGTCCCCCGCACATCTCCCAGAAGCCGACCACAGGGTAGGCGGTAGACCGGTAGATGTCGATGATCTTCTTCGCAGCCACGCAGTGCACAACCAACTCCTGTGCGGTGCAGGTGTGCGGGATCTGCTGCATGCGGGCCATGTAGTCTGGGTTGCCGAGGAAGCGTTGCAGGCTGTCGCCGGTGACGCCCAACTGCTTGGCGAACGCCTTGTCGTAGCGTACGGGCGGTGCGCCCAGAAAGCCCACCAGAAGCTGAGCAGCAAACGACGCCCACCCTAGCTGGTAGCCGCAGCCCAGCAGCGCTGACTTGGCAGACTGCCTAAGATCAGGATGACTCTCTTTAGATAGCCCGGGGATGTTGAACATCTGCGCACCAAACTGTGCGTAGGGGTCGCCCTTGGCCTTGAAGATGTTGAGCATCTCTTCGTAGTCAGTCAGCCATGCCAGCACTCGAGGCTCGATCTGAGACAGGTCAGCGACCACCAGTTGGTGATTCTCCGGGGCCATGATTGCCTTACGCAGGAAGCTCCCACGTTTAAGGTTCTGCATGTTGATGGCGCTGCCCTTGCTGGCTGTCCACCGTCCGGTGCTTGCCCCGTAGTAGCTGAGCGGTACTGGCAGTGCGCCGCGATGGGCGATGTCCAGAAACCGTTGCGCTCGAGTCCGCTCCGTCGTCGACTTGACGCGCAGCCTTGCCTCACACAGGAGCGCCACTTCTTCTCGTTCACCGTTGAGCAGCGCTTGGAACAGTGCGTCGTTCTTTGCCAAGGCGTAGGTCGGCTTGCCCGTGGTCTTACTGGTCTTCATCGGCGGCTCGCACCCCATTGACACCAGAAGCTCAGCGAACTGCGGGTTGCTTGCCAACGCTGTTTCCTCGACGCCCAATCTCGCAAGCAGCCCGTCACGCGTTTCCTTCTCCTCCAAGATGGCATGCGTGAGCATGTTCTGATCTAGCTCGAGCAGCGGGCGGGTGTACATCCGCAGCGTCATGTCGATAAGCTTTAGCTCCTTGACCGGGTATCCGGGCAGCAGACGCTTAAATATCTCTTCGCAGAGATACGTATCGTGGGCACAGTATTCGGCAAGCTCCGTCTCAACCTCAGGCGCAAGCGCATCCAGCATGCCGTCGGTGCTGTACACGGCGTTGCCCTTTGGCGGTAGGCCGAAAGCTTCAGCGAGTTTGCCTAAGCTGTTGCCTACCTCGATTCCGCGCAGTGCGCGGGCCATCGACAAGGTGTCGAAGATGTGGCACGGGTTGGCACCGTACACCCAAGACAGGATCGTGATATCGAACTGCGCATTGTGGGCGAGCACCGCAGTGCGGGACCAATCAATACTGATCACCCAACCTTGAATCTCGTCGCGGCTTAGCCACTCGGCAGCACCCTCCGCACCGACAGGCTTCCAGCACAGACCCCACGCCTTGAAGCGCGGGTCACGCACGTACTCCTCGGTCGTCATCTTCGACAACGTGTAGGTCTTCTTGCACCACGCCGTCTCGAAGTCCAGCACAATGATCTGATCGAACGGGCGTTTAGTTGTAGCTGCCACGGTCAGGCGCTCCCTCTTTAATGTCTTCGGCCACTTTGTTGTATGCCATCTCAAGTATTTCGTAGGCGTCGTCCATGTCAGCGTTGAGCGCCGCAATGTTGAGCACTGACTCGTTGTCCACGAACGTGTCTTTCTTCACGATGAGTATTGCGCTCAGGTCCGAGTCTTCTTTGCAGCAGTCCACAAATAGGCTCAGCGCGTTCAAGAATACGAAACGTCTGCTCAGTGGCAAGCTGTCCAGCATCTCTACAAACTGCTCATACTCAGCCCTGTCCATTTAGGAACTCCTCTAGTTGGTGAAGGTTGGTCTCGTTGATCACAAACGTCGTGCCGCCAGCGGCACGGATGTCAGCTAAGTGCTTTTCTTGTAGTGCGGTGGTCTGCCCCTTTCCGGCTTTTGCCTCAATGCCAATGAAGTGCCCATCGTGACAAACAAGGAAGTCCGGCACGCCGCTGTTGCCATAGCCTGTGCCAATCGGCATGGCGTAGTACGTCCTTGTTTTGTCCAAGATTTTACGTATATGTTTCTTAACTGTCGCTTCGGGAGTTGCCATTGCAAAATCCTTGTGTTGGGTAGGGGGGAAATGTAGATTCCGCGCCCCCCTGATTCGCGGTGAGGAGATGCAGTGTGCGGACAACTTACACTGCTCAGCAAAGGCCCACATCTACAAGGCGGGCACCCCTCTGCTGGTACATGCCCAATGGGCATTAACGCTGTACTGACAGCACCTCGATCAGTTTCTGTGTGTAGTGTGCTGCCTTCTTGATCTCTTGCAAAGCTTCATCCTTGGACCCCATTCGCATGAGGTACTTGAGGGCGTTGCCCCGGTAGAAGCCGATCTGTTGTTCGAGCGGCCATGTGTCCACCACATCCCAAGGCTGCACGCGCAGGGTCTTGTAGTGCGCACCGCCTACTTGTGTATCACGCGCTGGCGTCGGTTCCACGTTTTCTCTCCCGGTAGCGTTTCATGATTTCGGAACGGGTCGTGCGGCGACGGGGTAGATCGTCGCCTTTGCCCAGTGCATACACGGGGATGCAATCCCGACCTAAGTTGTCCTGTTGCCACTGCGTGATGTGCACAACGCCTTGCTGTCGCAGTTCGCGAAGCCATGACTGGGCGGTCACAAGATGCACCTCTGCTTCGCTTGCTAGCCGTGCTGCCGTCGTCGGGCCGTTGTGCAGCAACGCAATGGTCTTAGCCATCTTGATGTGATTGATCTTCCTCAAAGCCGCGTCTCCTCCGCTTGAATGCGGACGGTCTGCACAAGGAGCCGCATCTGTGCGATCAGGTCTGGTCCCATGTCGACGGCGTCTGCCCACTTCCGCTCAATCAGGAGTTGTTCGTAGTCTTTCAACATGTGCCGCAGCGTGAGCAGGGGGTTTGCGTAGTCGTTCATAGGTTGTCCTCGTTGTATAGGGTGCTCTTCCACATCGTGACGACGGGCATGTGATTGTGACTTTGTGTGGGTACGACGTACTTGATGGGGGAGATCCAGCCCATCAGCTTCAGCGCTCGTACGCCTGAGACCCACACGTTGGGGTGCAGTTCCTTGGGGCGAGTGAGTCCGCGCACCCTGCAGTTTGCTCGAAACTCGTCACCTAGAACAAGCGGTTTTGACGTCAGCAACTCTTTAGCCAGCTCAAGATAGCCTTCTACGAACTCAGGGCTGGTGTTGTACGCCTTGGCCCAGCACTTCTGGGCCAGTTCATAGGCGTTGTCCATACGGTCGTCTACCATTTTGCTTCTCCTAAGTCAGTCATCATATCCGCGAACGTGCGGGTAGCTCGTTGTCCACGTGCTTGTCGGCCCGATGACTGGGGGTTTGTTGGGGGTGGGGTCGCTTGGCTGTACGTTATCAACGTCTTTGGAAACGGCCACTCCACGGTGGTTCCACTTCCAGCTGTTTTGATTGTTTGGGGAAGTTTTTTCGCTGATGATTTTCCCTTCATTGACTAACTCCCGCATGACAGAGTTAACAGTAGTTCTTCCTACCAAAAAATAGTTAGACAGTTCTTTGGTTGTAACGCCACCTTTTCGTCTTCGCATGTGGCGCTCTAGTTTTTCTTTTACGATCATGAAACTTATTCCAATGAATTAAGAAACTCGTCCAGCTTGTCGTGCAGTTCTTTCCGGGCTAGCTCGCCCATCGTGCTCGTGAGCATCTGGGTCTTTGAGTACCGCTTGATGATGACCTCGTTGGTATTGGCAAGGTGTTCTTTCAGATCCGCACCCGCTTCAAGATTGAATTCTTTGTCGGTCACGATCAGTCGGTACAGCTCTTTGTGTACGCTCATGTGTTCTTCTCCTTATACGTTTTCAAATTACTCTCTGTGGGCCACGGCAGACTACCCATTTTTCGTTTGCCAAATTCGCTCATGGATTCACACAAGTACAAATTGGACAGCCGGTTATCTAACCCTTGGTTGTTTATGTGAATGACAACTTCGGTGCGCTTGATCATCCTCCCTAAGTATTTTGAAATAATCATCCTATGTTCAGCCATGTATTTGCCTACATAGTCTTGGCGTTTTCCAACCAACACAAACTTGTGGTTAGCATGATGTTGCACGTATTCTCCACCCCGAAACCCAGCAGCGTTCACTCCTGAGAAAAATACATTTTTACATTTAGTAGAGCATGTGTGCTGCTTTTCTTGTTTTTCTCTACTTCTTGGGTAAAACATTACGCCGCAAACAGCGCAAGGCTTTTCTTCAAATGTGCGTGCCCCTAATGTAAAGCACCGCTTCGAGCAGTACAACCTTCGTCCATCCCCCCACGTTGCTGTTGATGATCGTTTCGCTATAAACATAGAACCACAATACAAACACGCTTTATCTGTTGGTTGTACACAGTTTTCTAAAAAACATTTCCGACTACAGAACCTTCTGTCCGCTCCATGATCAGGACGCGCCATAAATGTGTCATTGCAGTTTTGGCATGTGTACTTTGTGCGAGGTTTCGTGCCAGATTTGTTGTGGCATGTAATAGAACAGACGCGGGATTTATCTTTTCTAGCATTCGGGCACATGTACTCCTGTTTGCAATACTCGCAAGTCTTAACAACAGGCGGCCCGTACGTCATGTGTTCTTCTCCTTCAGTTTTGCTTCGATGGCGCGGGCGAACGAAAAGGTTTCACTGCTGGCTGATGTCAATTCGTCTGCCTCAATGTCGCAAATTTCTATCTCCGTCAGCCCGACCCATTCCTTTGGCTCTTGCGCCGTTTTTACGGCTGTGTCCCACGCTTTCTCAACCCATGCTTCCCACTCGGCACGGGTCATGGGCTTAGCCATGATTCTTTTCCTTCAGCTTTGCATCGACTATATAAATTAACGCTTGCCAGTTTGTTCTATCGCCGAAAGTAACGCGATTGACTAGAGCACGCGCTTCGTCGTCCGTCAGTTCGACCCATTTGCGCTTCTCAGCCTGCTCGATGGCAGCGCGGAGGTTGTCCATCGCTCCGTCGATTTCACCCGGCAGAGCGAGAGCGTTCTCGCCAATGCTAAGTTGGTTGATCTGCTCTAACGCCTCCAGCGCCTGTTTCATGACCGCGATGCTCATGATGCGTACCCGTCCTTAATGATCTTGGCCTTCGCCTCTTCAATCGCACCGATCAGACTCAGCCTGTCTTGCTGCATAGATGTCTTAATCATGAATTGATTCTGGGCTTTCCAGAACAGCATCACTACAACTGTGTCCGGGTTCTCATCCATCGCCTCTTGTAAAACTTCGTGTGCAGATTCTTTGTATTGGTTGGGGATGTCTACAGGTTTGATGTTCGCCATGTCACATACCCCCAATTCGGTAGCCTGCAAGAAAACACATCATTCCAATTAAAGTGATTGTTGCCCAGTGAAGTTCAACCATGATTTTTCTCCTTTAGCTTTGCTTCGATTAGCCGAATGTCATCCCACCCGACCGTCGATGTTTCAGGCCACATCTCAATGATGTCCTTATTCGTCAGCCCGACCCATTGGCGCTTCTCAGACTGCTCGATGGCAGCGCGGAGGGCGGTGATTGCGTTCGCTACACCATCCGGCCCAGTTTTCCACGGATCTTCCAACGCCTCCAGCGCCTGCTTCATAACTGCGATGCTCATATCCAACTCCCTTTCAATACATACCCACGCCCACCCCGCTCCCGTACATCAATCTGCCGATCCTTTCGCTTCAGCCGCTTCGCGTAGTACCGCGCCCGACCGAGATACGGCGTGACGATGAAATTGCTGTTGCCATGCGGGAGTTCTTGATACTTGTACAGCATGACGTAGTACAGACGGTGGTGCCTCATCTCCGCCTCCACAAAAACCGCAACGTCAGACCATCAACGAAGTTCCGCTTGAACCGTGTCTCAGGTGCGAATGCGACGTAGCCAGTGAGAATGCCGACTGCGTAGCCGATGAAGAAGGCTTCGGTCATCTCTCCACTCCAAACCGTTCAATGATGGCGTCCATGATCTGATAAGCGCCTCGGCGGTCAGCGATGCGCAGGCACTCTTTGATGATCAACTCGGCGAACTTTTCAGAATTCAAATGGTTGGTTTGAGGATCCCAACACTGTTTCTCAAGCTCACGGATTCGTTCGTTCATCTCACTCTCCTATCCTGCTTGGGCAGGTGCCCTTATCAAACAAAGGCGGGGTGATCCGCACAACTCGATCTGTTGGTCGGTCAATCGCCATCTGCGAACGGCGTTTACAGGTTTTGCATGGAGAGAGAATTTCCCCATCTTTTTCGTTACCCCATCGAACGCCGTGGCAACGAGCAACATCAAGCGGCAGTGTCTTCAGCATCTTCGCTCTCCTCTTCAAACATATCGCTAAGGTCTTTAGTTCTGAGCCACATCCCGTAGTTGTATCTAAAATTTCGGCGCTGCATCGGTTCAAACCCGTTCAAGTTCTGCGGGCCGTTGTTGATCATCGTTTCCTGCAGCTTCTTTCTGAAGTGTCCGGCGTCGAAGTCCAGCCACATCGAATACTCCTCGAGACCAGCCTGCGTGGTATCAAACAGGAACCGCATCGCCGTGAACGCATCACGGTGCATACGCAGTCCAGCGGGCGTGTCTTTCTTGTTAGCTGGTTTCGGAGGCGCGGCGCATGCATCGTTGACGGCGAGCAACACCACGGCTGCAAGGAGGGAGCGCTCGGGTAGCTCGTCGCTGACCCGCATGAGTGAGTTCTGTGCCATGACTTACCTCTTGTCGGTTGTGAGGGTGCGATAAAAGTGCCACTTCTGCTGCATGTCTGTGTCTTCACTCGGTGGCGTCCACCCTTGCTCGCGCCATGTGCGCTGCACGTCGGTGACTTTCCTGTATGTGGGCAATGCCGCGATGAAAGCGGGTGTGTTGTCCTGCTGCATGTTCATCTCCAGAGTTGATGCCGCCCCCGGGATAGGGGGCGGCTAGGTTGAGAAAGGGAATTAAGCGAGAGCGAGAACCAGATCAACAGCGCGTTGCTTCATGTCTGCACCCGGACCCCACTGGGCTGAGACGAAGCGGTTCTCATCGGAGCGAGCGCGAGTCCAGTGATCGATGTACTCGGTCACCGCATTCACATAGCCCCAGCCGGTGCCGTGCACCCCGTCGATATCGGCACCCTTGCCTGCGCCATCGAACAGATCGAGGATCTTGTTGTACCCCGCAGAGGCGATGACCTTCTCGCCCCCACCCAACACCATCTCGGTCAGCTCCTCAGCCTTGGTGGCATCGACAGGGATGTTCGCTAGGCGTGTGATCTGATGGCGGAACGCCTCCCACGCTGCCTCGTTCAAGCCCATGAACTGCTTGACCTCCTCGGGATCGAACTCGGTGCGGTGGCTGATCTTCACCCAAGGCTGGCCCTCTGATGCCGCCATCGCAAGGGTGTTGCGGCACACCACGCGGATGGTTGTGCGCCTTGCCTCGGTTCGTTGCGAACCGTCTGCGCTTGTGGACAAAAGAAGATACCCGCCGATCTTATCCCTGACACTGGTCGGGCTGGCCTCCCCGATCTTGGCTGTCGCCCAGAACCTGCGGCCTCCGTAGATCGTGCCTGCTGCTGACAACTCGAGACCACCGACCTTCACAATGTCACGGAAGAACTCGATGACCTGCTCAGGCTGCACGACCTTGTAGGAATCGCTGACCACACCGAGTGCGTCTTTGGTATCGGAGCGAAGCAGCACGTGCTTGTCCGGGATCTCCCGCATGGGAACCGACGGATCGTGAGAGACGGGATAGCGAACCTTGGCACGCTGGATCTTCCAGTTCATGCCTGCGGCAGCACGCCACTCGTCGATGCTGGCGTTGTCTTCCATCGGCTGGCCCAGCCCGTGCCAAGGCAGTCCGTCGGACTTGAGATAGGCGAATTCAACTTGCTTGGTGACGGCGTTCGTGGTGAGTTCGTGTGACATGGTACTTCTCCTTGATGTGATGCTGCTTTCGAGCAGCGACTTGTCGACATACTACAGATAAAGAAAGGGGGGTGCAACCCCCCGGTACTGCTTACTGCCGAGCGATCCTGAGTTCCGACAACATCTCGTCGATGGCGTCGTTGACTGCCTCCTCGAGCATGTCGCCGCTCAAGACCTCCTGCACCTGCTCATTCCAGTCGATCTCGTTGAGCGCCTCCTCGATGAGATGGTTGACTTGGTCGCCGGTGATGGCGTCCTCGTGCCATCCCTCCAAGACATCGATGCGTTGGTTCGTTGCCTCCATGACTGACTCGAAGTGGCGCATTACGTCCTCTGAGGTAACGACGATTGGGGAACGCTGCTCGAAAGCCACGACACGGTCGGTTAGGTCTTGGCCTGTGTGGGCTGACCACGTCTCGAGTGCACGGATGCGATCTTCGAGTGGCTTGATCGCCTGCTCGACGGCTTGGGTGAGGGCTTGAGAGATGAGGGTGTTGAGATCAAACATGGTACTTCTCCTTGAGATAAAGAAGGGGGCCGAAGCCCCCGGTTGAAACGGGACAGGTGTCCCGGATTTTTAGTGCTGCTCGTAAGTCGTTGCTTCGATGCTGCTGTCCCAGCACATCCGACAGGGACCACACTTGCCACCTTGTTTGGGCGCAGGACATACCTTGCCGCTGGGCTTCGTGCTGTGGACGTTAGATGCGGTGATGCCGGGAACACCGCGCAGAGACTTGGGAATGATGACGGGCTTGTCGATGTACATCGCAGACAGGCGGATGACTAGGTTAGGCGGCACAGCAGCAACCCCCCACTTAGAAACAAAAGCTTTCACAATCCCGTACTCCCTCGTCGGCAACCAATGCTTGGTGCGTGGCGTACGCCTGCATACCTCAGCGATCATCTCGAGGTGGAGCAGGGACTGTATGTCGCCTGCGTCGAGCCAGCGGAAGTACGGATCGTAGCCAATCAATGTAGTCATGCCCGCGATCCAGAAGTCTGGCTCGTCGAGTGCCGCGAGTCGGGCATGCTGCGCAGGCTCGATGGTGGCGTGGTACATGGCGTAGTTGCCCTTGTCTGCGTAGCACTTGGAGCAGATGGAACCTTTGACCTGCGCCATGTACCAACCTGTCTGACATGCCGCCACCGGGATAGACCACGACTTACAGGGCATCTTGGTGGTCTGCGTGAGTCCGCCTGTGGCGGCGATGGCGTCCTTCTTGCGGGTGAAGGTGATGGTTTGGAATTGCATGGTTACTCTCCTTGGTTGTGCCCCCGTGAGGGGGCGGTTGGGTTTACTCGATCCGATCTCTGACCCACGTCACGAGCAGGTGGGCGTCCAGCGCTGCGTCCTTGATCGCCTCGAAGAACTCCGGCGTGTAGTCGCCCGGGTTGTCGAGGTAGTTGTTCATGTCGTTGGCAATAGACATGGTGAGTTGGTAGATGTACTGCAATGCTTCTTGGGCATCCTTTGGGTTTTGCATAGTGCTCTCCTTGGTTGGTAAAGGTTCATACCGGGACGGGTGTCCCGGTTTCTCAGGAAGTTAGATGACGTTTGCCGGGAAGCCGTCCTCGCCTGTGACGAGGTAGCCGCCCATGCATTGGCACTTGAACCCGTTGGCGCAGTCGATCAGCACGACACCCGCATCGCCGTGTGAGTCTTCCTCGGTGAGCTTCTCGGCGTAGCCGTGAGGAGCGAAGGCGTTGTACACACCAAACCCGAGGTTGCCCTCATCATCGCCTATGCACTCCTGCACCAGCCTTGCCGTGGCGTAGTCAAGGTCGCCGCCACGCCCGACCATACGCACCGCCAAGTTACGCACGATCTCCGGGGCACAGTAGCCTGACCAATGGCAGTAGACGATAGGACCGACTTTGTTGTTGACGCTGTCGATAACTTGAAACAAAACACGATCACCCATGATGTACTCTCCTTGAAGTTGAAACCGGGACACATGTCCCGGATCGGTTGATTTACTTACTCACTACTCGCTTGCCGTTCTCGTACTCGACAGCGTCCAGCACGAAGGCACCCTTGACCTGCGGGCGGTAGAACTGGATCTCATAGCGGGTGTCTTTATCTCCCGGCACATACCAGATCCAATACGTCATCTTCTGCTTGTCCATCTCCTTGATCAGCGTGGGTAGGCTGTCCCCTGTGCGCCACTCGAAGATGTTGTGCACGAGGAAGTGGAAGATGGGCTGCTCGATGGGCACGAGGTTCTCGGTCATGTCGATGTATTGCGTTGTCATTGGTACTCTCCTTGGTTGTGCCCCCCGAAGGGGGCGGGGGTTCAATCGTCTAACAGATGCGGGGCAATCTCTCGAATCTGGGCGAGCAAATCGCTTTCGGCCATTTCGTCGCAGTCTGCGGTCATATAGGCCGATACAATTCGCGCTAGATCGTTTACGTCAAGACCGTCAATCATATGTTCGACGAATTGCTTGGTCAGTTCGTTGCGTGGGATCATGTTCGTTCTCCTTGGTTGGTTAGATCAGTTCTTGGGGGACTTCCACCTCGTCGCCGAGGCGTGATGCTACGTAGCAGCGCATGGCTGCGATCAAGGGGGTGGGGCCGCTGATTGGCTTGTGCGGTTCGGACTCTGCTCCCGCCCACCAGTCCCCGGTATGTGAGCGATGCAGGCGGATGCCCTCCTTCTCAATAATCGGCCCGCCTTGCGCCCAGTTGGTTGAGGGACGGAACATTTGTAGCTTGCTGTCGTTGTAGTCGTTGCGAAACTCAGAGTAGGCATCCGAGTCAAAAACAAACCACCCACCACGCGACATCATTACGTGCATCCCCTCACACTTCGCCACTGCCCAGTCAAGGGCAAGCCCAGTCAATTCGCTTGTCTTCATCGTTACTCTCCTTGAAAAAGCCGGGACATGTGTCCCGGCGGTTGGTTGAACTACTTATTCGCAGACGATCTCGCGAATCTCTTCCTCGACCACACGCTGGCGTGTGCCTGTGACGACGATCCTGCACGTCGGTGAGTCGCTCTTCACGTAGGCGTAGATGGCAATACGGAAGTTCAGCCCGCTCGGGTGTTTGTGGGTGAAGTGGAAGTCCCGATTGGGCTGATCGTAGGTAGAGTCTGAGGTGTATGCCTCCCAGTCCGCGAACTTCTCGAGCAGGCGTGTGAGCTTCTTGTCCTTGAACGAGTCGAGGTCACGCAGCGACAGACTCATGCGCAGCACACTTCCCCAGACCTCTGCCGAGACCAAAATGCGTTGGCGCAGCGACGGGGGGAACATCTCGTAGACCTGCTTGATGTCCGGAGACAGGGAGCGCAGCTTGCCGTCGAATTCTTTGTACTTGGCAACGTCTGCACGCATGGATTGACGGGCTTGGTGCAACTTGGATGTGATGAACGACATGGTACTTCTCCTCGAAAAGGGGCGTTGATGTGTGCCCCGGGTTGAAACCGGGACAGTTGTCCCGGAAAAGAAGGCGACACTGGTCGCCGTTACTTT